TACTCGTGTCTGTAGTTGCTGTTGGAGCAGCAGTACAGGCAGCCGCAGGAGCAGCCACTAGTGCAGCAGCCGCTGCCGCTAGTTCAACATCTAGTAGAAAGAACTAACATGAAGAAATTCCTTAACGACATCATAGGTCAGATTTGGACCTTGCTTGGTATGTTCGTTGCTTGGATTGTTCTGGAAGGTACTGCTAAAGAGGTAGTCGGTTGGGGAATTATTATCTCTTCCGTTATCTGGTTGGTTACTTTTCCACTGCGAAACAACGACGAATAAGCGACAATAGACATATACCCTCGAAAGGATTAACATGTCAGAAGAACTAAAGTATTACGAACCATTTCCAGCAAAGACTCGTGGAGATGAGCTAGGTAATCTAGCACCATACCGCAACGGACGTCCACACCGTGGACAGGACTGGGCTCCTAAGGAGAACTCTCCTATCAAGGCAATCTGCGACGGAACTGTCGGTCTATCAGACTGGTCAGACGTTCTAGGCCACTTCATTGTTCACTCATCAAAAGATGGTAAGCACTGGATTCTTTACGCGCACTTGGCAAAGGAGTCGACCCTAAAGAAGGGTGACAAGGTTGTTGGTGGCGAGACTGTACTAGGTCTAGTTGGTGGCGGAAGAAACACCCCGTCAGGTTCTGCATCAACTGGTGCTCACCTACACATGACTGTAGCAACAATGGGTAAGAACTTCTCAGGAGTAGAAGCACACCTTCTACCATTTGAGCGTCTAGTTGACCCGCTAACCCTTTTCACAGCAGAGCCTAAGAAGTCTGTTGCAGCCAAGGTTGTTACAGCAGTTAAAAAAGTAGTACCTACTAAAAAGGCCTAAATGATTCATCGAAAACCCGTGGTGCCAAATAACCGCTCAATCAAAACTTTGATGAGTGAGTTTAATACACCACGGGTTTTTGCTAATCAAAATAGAAATGCTGGTAGACAACTTGCTAGCGTAAGAACAATTTCTGGTAGAGGACGGAGCATGGACGGCTCTTCAGGTGGGCCAACCAGAGTAGGCAGAAAACGAGGATAATATGGAGCAGGTTGTACTATATTGGGCTGCTGGCGTAATTACCGTCGGAACTGCGTTTGGAATGCTTTGGAGGCTTCTAAGGCCACTATGTGCCCGTTTACATACTCTTATGGATAATTGGGATACTTTTATGCGGGATTGGGATGGGGAACCCGCTGCACCTGGTCGTTCCGCCGTGCCAGGTGTCATGGAGCGCTTAAACCGTATTGACGGTGAGTTGAAGCGAAACGGCGGCTCTTCTATGAAAGATGCAATTAATCGAGTTGAGAAGAAATTGTCTCAGATTGATGCTAGGCTCGACGATGGTAATAAACGATTCGATACAATTGAGGAGAAAATACTGTGATTACACCTAAATTTAATAAAGGCCGCCTAGGCAACTCTAACGCTATTGGTGATGCTATTAAAGCTATTGCGGGACCTATTGCAAAAAGAAAAGATAAGCAATCTGAGTTAAACCGTCAAGCGTACAATAAGCAAGTCAAAGAAGCTGAAAAAGTTGCTGCTAAGAAACAGAAGGCTGCAGATAAACAAGATGTGGCTGCTAAGACCTACAAGCAAGACCCAATAAAAGGTAAAAAAGGAAAACCCCTAACACCTGCTGAGAAAAAGAAAAACATTGCTATAAGAAAGCAAAATGAGGCAGCAACTTCTTACATGAGTTATTCTCCAGATAAAGTCTCTGTTAAGGCTACCTCTACTGGTAACTCTAAAGGCCGTCCCAACACAAACGCTTCTACAAAAAACAGCTAAGGTTAAACCACCTACAGCACCTAAACCAACAGTTAATAAGACTGGTGCAAGAAACGTGCGTAAAGCCACTAAGGTAACTAAGGTTGCTCCGGTAGCAAAGACTAAAGCACCTGCCGCTCCAGGTAGACGTAAGAACGGTGCTCCAAAAATCTAATATTGCGTTTATGCTTTAAATTTTTATAAAATAAGGCAATCTTAATATTAGAATTAAAGGAGTTTACTATGGCTAATTGTGCTAACTGCAGTTCAGATGCTTTATATGTTTACCAGCTAACCGCTGAGTATGGTATTAACTATTGCCAACGTCACCTCCCTTCGTTTCTATCCCGTGGTCCTCAGCCAAACCTATTTGCAGCTCCAGTAGAAGCTCCAGTAGTTGAGACACCTGCAAAAGGCAAGAAAAGCCAGGCAGTAGCTGAGCCTGAAGACGTGGTAGAAGACGATGCCCCTAATTCGTAAGTTTGCCGTACAGGGACACGCTGTCCCCAACGGCTATAGCAGTCCCCGTGGACCGTTCCCGCCTGAGATTTTCGCGCAGAATCCTAGGGCGTATGACGAATCATTTCAATCCGACTCCTTACCCGAAGCATTTGATGGCATACGTATGTTTAGGTGTAAATATTGCACTGACATACTCTACGAGGATGAATTAACTAACCATGATTGCAATCAGGAAGAAGAATAAAAATGGCAACAAATAACAATGGAAACCTGCTGGATTCAGCAGGAAACATCGCTGTCGACTTTGTATGGGGTAACTTTCCTCTACAGCCAAACGACCAGCGTCCAGACACAGCAACAGGTCGTCTAGACTTTGCTCTAGATAACCACGTAATTGCTCAAACAGGTTGGAATGGCTACCCTGGATACGAGCCAAACACCGATGGTGAGTATGTCTCAGGCACACCGTTCATCGTTGTACCTAACGTTCTAGGTCTAACCACTGCTTTGGCTTTGGATGCACTTAAGGATGCTGGTTACGTAACAGCTAACATCACTACTGCATCTGCTGCAACCAACACAGCTGGTGTAGTAACAGCAGCTTCTCGTACAGCAGGTTCTGGTGTTACAACCATTACTGACTCATCACACGGATTCGTTACAGGCAACAAGGTAACAATCACTAGCGTAGATGCTTCTGTAAACGGAGTTGGCTATGTTGTTACCAAGCTAACCGACAACACCTTTACAATCACAACTACAGCTACCACAGCGTTGGCTCTTACAGGCTTGACTGGTGGAGTAGTTGCAGTAGCTGGAACTATCAAGTCTCAGACAGTTGCTGCTGGTGCAGACAGCATCGCACTTGGCACCACAATCAGCATTACTCCTTGGGCTTAAGTCTTAGGAAGTAACTAATGCCTAATCTCGAGGGAGTGACGCCTGGCGGCTATGATGATGCCGCAGCGTCCTCCCTTGAGAAGGGTATGACAGCCGATGCTGAAGGCAATCTTTTTTATCAGCAATTTCCAAACTCTAGGTATGCAGGACAATATAACCCCGTAGAGTATGACGAAATTGAGGGTAACCCAGAAGAACCCGCTCCACTTACAGATGTACCTACATCATCAACAAATGTTAGGCGTCCCCGCACAGTAGCTGCTGGTTATGACGAGCAAAGAAAAGTTCTTACTGTAATGTTCCGTGATGGAACTCTTTTTAATTATTACGACGTTGACCCGGGTACGTGGAAAACATTCCACAACTCTTATTCTAAAGGTCCTATGTTGAACCTTTACAGCAAAGGCACTTACAGCCCTGGAGCGCTTTTGATGTCTCCTCACACCTACGGTCCAGCAGATGTGTCGAATGTAAGCCCTGAAGTTTTAGCAACTATTTACCGTGTTGCAAGAGCAAGCCAATTCCGCTATGCTTCTAATAAGGGTACAGTGTACCGCACTGCCCAAGGTAAAGGCTTTTCAGCTCCTAAATCAAAAGGTGGTAGAGCACCAAAAAACTCTCCGCCTGCTGCAAAGGCACACAGACCCCACAAACCATAGGAACACATGCCCAAGGTACACAACATCGGAAAACAACACTTTTTTCAATATATGCGGTTCCCTGCTCAATGGGGGCGTAAGATTGCAGTTAAAGGCTACACTCAAGAAATAAGAGAGCCCTTTAGAACCTCAGAGCCATGGATTATTAGGATGCCGTTCTACAGAGCCCTTATACTTGGTAAATGGACTGGTACACAACCAGATGAAGAATCGGCACTACAAAACGCACTAAGAGGACGGATATTAACTGATGAAGATTTTGACAAGGAAAAAGGGTGGACTCCAGCCAAGTACGAAGCTGGAGAAAAGGGTGTCTGGGATTGGGACGTCTGATTTAATTATGTGGGCTGAAAACGCCCTGTTTGTTATTGGTAAAGAAGTTACCCATCATCAACGCAATAAAAGTATGGACTCTCTTCTAGAGGCAGAGCTTGGTGCAGAAGCCTTACTTGCTATTGTTCGTGAGTTAAAGAAACGTGCTGAAAATGAATGGTGATTACGAAGAAGAATATCGTGATGACGATGAACAATACGAGGATAACCCCTGGGCCCTAGATGACGAGGACGAAGACGAACAATTTGAGGAGATTACTCCTGAAATGTACGCCGAGGAAAGCCTCGATGAGTTTGAAGAGCTAGACGAAGAAGACGACCTAGACGAGTTTTCTCAAGATTTTGTTGACCGATTAATTGACAAAATGATGCAATTTATGGTTGTGTTGGTTGGACACGACCTACACCCATATCAGAAGCCTTTAGCTAGAAGAATGATGGAATCTATCATCATTAACGACGGTGAAGAAATTACAGCTCTTGCTGCCCGTCAGTCAGGTAAGTCAGAAACAATTGCTGACACAGTATCTACTCTCATGGTTCTGCTTCCAAGACTTGCTAATATATACCCAGAGCTTCTAGGCAAATATAAAGATGGTTTGATGGTGGGTCTATTTGCTCCTACTGAATCACAGGCTGAAACACTATTCAGCAGAACTGTAACTCGACTTAGCTCTGAGCGAGCCCTAGATGTATTGAGCGACCCAGAGATTGATGATGTTGCCGCTAAGGTAGGTGGCGTTACCAAAATGATTAGGCTAAAGAAGTCAGGCAGTAGCCTCACAATGATGACTGCTAACCCACGAGCAAAGATTGAGTCTAAGTCGTTCCACCTTATCGTTATTGACGAATGTCAAGAAGCAGATGACTTTATTGTGAATAAGTCTATCTCTCCTATGCGTGCCTACTACGCGGGTACCATGGTAAAGACTGGAACACCTACCACTTCTAAGAATAACTTTTATCGCTCTATCCAGTTAAATAGGCGTAGACAAACAGGTAAACGAGCTAGACAGAACCACTTCCAGTGGGACTGGAGAGACGTATCAAAATATAACGATAACTATAATCGGTTCATTAAAAAAGAAACGTTACGTATTGGAGAAGATTCAGATGAGTTTCAGATGTCGTACAACTGCAAATGGCTACTTGAACGAGGAATGTTTGTTACGAGTTCCATTATGGATGACCTTGGTGACACATCTCAAGAACTCGTCAAAGTCTGGCATCAAACCCCTGTTGTGGTCGGAGTCGACCCAGCTAGAAAAATGGACTCCACTGTTGTTACAGTTGTCTGGGTTGACTGGGACCGTCCCGATGAGTTTGGCTATTTTGACCATAGAATCCTTAACTGGCTCGAAATCCAAGGAGACGACTGGGAAGAACAATACTTCCAAATAGTTAACTTCCTATCTAATTACGACGTACTAGCCATCGGAGTTGACGCCAACGGTGTTGGTGACGTAGTAGCTCAGCGTTTAAAGGTTCTTATGCCTCGTGCAGAAGTTATCCCTCTAACATCTAGCCAATCAGAGCAGTCTGGTAGGTTTAAGCACTTGCAAGCTTTGATTCAAAGAGAGATGCTTTCTTTCCCAGCTCACGCAAAGACTAGAAGACTTAACTTGTGGAAGCGTTTTTACCAGCAAATGATTGATGCTGAAATTCAATATAAAGGTAATAACTTTACTGTTGCTGCTCCTAGAGAAGCTTATGCACACGATGACTTTGTCGACAGCTTAGCTATTGCTACTTCTCTTACAAAAGAGCTTGTAATGCCTACTGTAGAAATTGGAACAAATCCTTTTTATTAAAAGTTTGAGTTAAGGCAGAAAAATAACTAATAAAGCCCCAAACTAGTAAAGGAAATACTCGAGTTTTCCACAATCAAATTTAAGGAGTTCCCCATGGGCCTAGCACCAAACCCAATGTTCCCAGAACGCGCACCACAGGGCTATGAAATGAAGATGGCAGGCAACGAAGAACGTCGCGGACCACTTCGCTTTGAAGAAGGTATCGCTACTGATACTGACGTACCTACCGACTTCCAGAAGGGCATCATGAACGGCTTTGCAGCTGCTCCTGGTCGTCCTAACCGCAACGCTCCAGTTTGGCAGAAGCCAGCTGCTGAAACCATGTCAGAACGTGCACACGTAGGTTCTGCATCATGGACAGAAGCACCTACCTTCCTTGGTGAATTTGCTCACGGTTCTTACTCACAGAACGCAGAGCAGGTTATTGAAACTAAGGTTGTTTCAGGTGGCCGCGTACAGCGTCTAAACCCAACAGTCGTAAACGACTAATTTAAGAGTTTAACAACCTAGCCCCACTGTGCATTAGTAGAGTGGGGTTAGGAATGTTAAGTCTTGAGGAGCAAATTGTCTGACGTCCCAGTTAATGAAAAGCTTTATGCCATGGTAGTAACCCAGGCCAAAGCTAGATACCGTATTTATCCGAGCCCAGGTGCATCGCACTGGGTGCATCGTAGATATCTGGAATTGGGTGGCAAGTATATTGACTCTGAAGAAATTGCAGAGCGCAAGAGAATTATGAGAGCCTGGCAAGAAAAGAAAGCTCAGGCTCGTGGTCACCGCGACGATGATGACAAGAAGGATAGTAAGTAATGTCATTTCTTGATTTTTCCCCACCAAGCTATAGAGCTTCGTCATCTGACCTTACCATCAGCATCTCCCCTCTGGGTCTTGTAGAACTTGCTGATGAAGAGTTTGAGGTCCACGGTCCTCGTCTAAACCGTTATTCCCTAAACTGGGCCATGTATCTTGGCCACCACTGGGGCTACCGTCGTGAACAAGGTGAAATGCAGATTTCCCTTAACTATTACCGTGCGTTCATCGACTACATCGATAGATTTACTTTTGGTAACGGAGTTCACTTCCGTTCCCCTAAAGCTACTGAGGCTATTGTTCCTGCTCGTCTAGAGCGTGTTTGGACTATTGATAACGACAAAATGCATGTCCTACTGGAGATGGCCCAGCTTGGTTCTATCACTGGCGACTGCTTTGTAAAGATTGCTTATGAAGAAGCTTGGGAAGATAGCGTCGGTCGTTTGCACCCAGGACGTGTCCGTATCCTTCCTTTGAACTCTGCGTTTGCTTTTCCTGAGTTTCACCCACACGATAGAAGCCGTCTTCTTAGATTTAAGCACAAGTATCGTTTCTGGGGAACATCCCTGGAAGGTACCCGTCAGGTATTCACCTACACCGAAATTCTTACTGATGATGTAATTGAAGAGTATGTAAACGACGAGCTAATTGACTCAAGACCAAACCCACTTGGTGTAATTCCTGTAGTCCACATCGCAAACATCCCGGTATCCGGTTCTCCTTGGGGATTGTCAGATGCTCATGATATTATTTCAATCAACCGTTCATATAATGAAATTGCTACTGACGTAGCTGACATCATTAACTACCACGCTGCGCCGGTAACAGTTATTGTTGGTGCGAAGCAGGGTAACCTTGAAAAGGGTGCAAAGAAAGTCTGGGGAGGTCTTCCTAAAGACGCTCAGGTATTTAACCTTGAAGGTGGTTCTGCTGGTCTGACTGGAGCTATGCAGTACATGCAGATGCTAAAGCTGTCTATGCATGAAATGATGAACGTTCCTGAGTCTGCACTTGGACAGGCACAGCCTATCTCTAACACCTCTGGTGTTGCACTTTCTATTCAGTTCCAGCCTTTGATGAACCGTTACGCTCAGAAGTCATCTGTTTATGGTAGAGGACTTGAAAGAATCAACGAACTGGTTCTTATCAACCTTGCTATTAAAGAACCAGAAACTTTCATGCACAACCCAGAGACTGACGGCCCTATTTCAGCAGGTCAACTTGACCAGCTAGACCCTAATGACCCACTTACTTATGTGACATACGCGCACTTCCCACCACCACTTCCTCTAGACAAGCTAGTTCTTCTTAACGAACTTCAGCAAAAAATGTCTATGGGTCTTGAGTCTAAAGAAGGTGCACTACGTGCTCTTGGTGAAGAGTTCCCACTTGAGAAGATTCAAGAAATTCGTTCTGAACTTATGGATGACGCTAAGGGTGAAGGTGCCCTTAACCTCATTAAGGCACAGGTTCAAAAACAACTTATGGATATTACCGGAATGATGGTAGGACCTGATGGTACTGCTACTCCTATGGACCCTATGATGATGGGTAATGGAGACGTTATGGGTGACGGAGTACTAGGTGCTCCAGGTGAAAGTGCTGACCCACAGGCAGACGCAGCTATCTCGCAAGAGCAATTAGCAGCTGAAGACCAGATAAGACAGACTTTGATTAGCGAAGCTTATGGACAAAACATTCCATCAAGAAGTTCAGTTGACAGAGATTAATGTTTTATTTTAAGACATTATTGAGTTAAGGCACAAAATAGTAATATTTTGCGTTTTACTTATCATATAACAGTTAAGGTCTAGTGGCATTAATTCGGAAAACGACCATCGAGAATGAAAAGAGGTTAGCCTTATGGCTGATTTGGAAAACACCCCAGAAGTAGTTGAATCTACTATTTACACCCCTGAAGATGCATTTGCAGAGGAAACACTATTGCCAAACACTGACAAGGTAGCTGAAGCAATTCAGAAAGCCCGTGCTCAGGAAAAAGCAAAGCTATATCCTCAAGTAGAAAAGCTACAGGAAGAAATTGCTTCTCTCCGTTCAGAGAAGCATGAACGCGAAGCTAAGGACGCAGAACGTAAAGCACAGCGTGCAGCACGTGAAGCCCAAGCCGCAGTGGAGCGTAAGAAGCAAGAAGAATCAGAACTTGAAGTTCGTGACTTGCTTGCAAAGAAGGAAGAGGAGTGGGCTGAGAAGCTTAACTCTGAACGCCAAGAGCGTGAGAAGGCATTTGCCCTTCTAGAGCGCGAGCGTGAGTTCCAGGAGCTATCGGCATACCGCCAGCAGCGTCTTGAAGCAGAACGCGACAATATCATTCCAGAACTTGTTGACCTAATTTCTGGTAATACCCGCGATGAAATCGAGCAGAGCATCGCTGGTCTAAAAGAACGCTCTGCGAAAATCTTCGACTCTGTTGCGCAAGTTGCACAGCAAAGTCGCAAGGAAATGGTAGGAACTCGAATCACGAGCCCTGCCTCTGGACCCCTCGACAACGACTCGGACTCTCGTACGTACTCGCCTGATGACATTTCTAAAATGTCTTTGTCAGACTATGCGAAGAATCGTTCCAAGTTACTTGGAAACAGCAAAAACAGTGGACAGGGATTGTTCGGGTAATTAAAAAAACCTAATCTAACGACCGCTTCTGAAAGGAGCAAAAAATGGCAGGTTCTGCTGTTACAGGTACGGGAGCCCTAGCGGGCGCACCTACCGCATATTCAGGTTCAAATAGCCAGCTATCGCAGGCTATCCAAACTATCTGGTCGAAGGAAATTCTGTTCCAGGCGATGCCAATTCTTCGCTTTGAGCAGTTTGCAGTTAAGAAGACAGAACTAGGTGTTGCACCTGGTCTGCGCGTTAACTTCCTTCGTTACAAGAACTTCGCAGTGGACCCAACTCCACTTACCGAAGGTGTCCGTATGACAACCAACGCTCTAACCGCAGAGCAGATTGCTATCACCGTTGCTGAGCACGGCTATGCAGTTGCAGTTTCAGAACTGCTACTGAACGCTTCGTTCGACGACATCATGGCGTCTTCTTCACGTTTGCTTGGTCGCCACATGGCACAGTACCTAGACGTACAGGCACGTGATACACTGTCAGCTGCTACTTCAGCAACTTTCGGTTATGACCGTTCAGCGTTCGATGGTGCAACCAACTTCAACCTATACCAGGAAGGTGACGCTGCTACTGCTGTATCAGGTTCAAACACCTCTGTTGGTTCAGGTACAAAGGCTGGTAAGTACAAGCTAACTACTGGAGCTATCAAGGACTCAGCACTTGTGCTTGCGTCTAAGAACATTCCAAGACTAGGCGAGACCTACGTACAGTTCATCCACCCTAAGCAGTCTCGTGACCTTCGCTCGAACCCAGAGTTCATCGAAGTAACCAAGTACGCTGCTCCAGGTAACTTCATGCTAGGTGAAATCGGCCGTCTATACGACGTCGTATTCATCGAGACCACTCAGGTCAAGAAGTATGGAGTTGGCTCAGCTGTTACTGACTACACCTCAAAGGTTGGCGCAGTAGCTGACCAGTACAGTTACCCTGTAAAGGCTAACACTGGTCCTGGTCGCGGTGGTAACCCAGAGTTGACTCAGTTTGGAAATGGTGCTGGTGGTACTGGCTCAGCTTACCCAACTGACACAACAACTCTAACTGCTGACGTATACGAGTCAATCATGATTGGTGACAACGCATTTGGTCACGCAATCTCTCTACCAGTTGAGCTTCGTGATGGTGGTGTTCTGGACTTCGGTCGTGAGCACGCACTAGCATGGTACGCTATCTGGGGTCTAGGTATCATCACAGACCAGGCTATCAACAAGGTTTACACCAACTAATAGCCAACCCTTTCGTCGAGGGGGGCCCTTCGGGGTCCCCCAACACAAACAAAATAAACTAAAACAAGGAGAATAAATATCGTGGCAAATAAACCCACTAGTCCTCAGGACACAACAGGACGCGCAGTCGAAGAGGCTGCAAAGCGTAACGCAGCTGAACTAGCTGCACGCAAAGATGAAATCGCACTATCTCGTCAGGCAGAGGCTGAAAGCCTAGAAAATGACGTATTTGACCCAAGACAACCAGACGCCCCAATCTTGCTAGACGAAGTTGAAGAACTTGGTATCAATGTTGCTGCTGATGAATTTGTTATCATTCGTACGATTTCAGACATTGAAGATATGACTTATGGTGTAGTAAACGGTGCTCCGCAGAACTTCACCTTTAAAGCCGGAGTTAAGTACAAGGTTCCAGTCGATTTGGCTTCATACCTTGCTCGTCTAGGTTATACCTGGAAAGCTTAATTTCCTTTAAACTGTCCGTCCTGCTGGCCCCCGCCTCCTCGTCAGCAGGGCGGACTTTTTTACGCTGTATTATTCCGCAATATGCGAGAACATAAATATATAGAATTTTTGGAGGATTAATGGCTAACATCGACAGCCTAATCTCACGCGTTAGAGTAGAACTCGGCGACCTTGGTAAGAGTTTTGTTACCCAGTTTGTTGCTGATGGTTCAACCAACCGTTTTAAATTACACTACGCTCCCTTAGACTCAACCACTGTAACTGTGCAGAGAAAGCTAATATCTAACGGAACTGTTTACGATATTACTAATAACGCCCATGTTGAGGAATCTACTGGCGTTCTCGTCCTTCTTCAAAATGATGGAGTAACTCCCCTAGTTCCTGCTGATGGCGACGAGCTTACTGTTGCTGGTAACTACTACAGATACTTTACTGGAGCTGAACTCACTCAGCTTATCAATGACGCTATATCTGAGCACTCGTCAAATGCTACCGATAGCACTGGTAGAAAAATAAACCTAGCCACCCTTCCTAGTAGCGAAGAGTACCCAGTTACTGTTTATGCCACTACATTAGCCCTTTATACTTTGGCTACCGATGCTGCCTTTGATATTGATATTGCAGCCCCAGATGGTGTGACTATTCCTCGTACTCAGCGTTACCGTCAGCTGATGGAGATGGTTCAAACTCGCCATGCTCAATATAGAGAGCTTTGTGCCCTGTTGGGAGTCGGACTTTACCGCATTGAAGTCTTTGACTTAAACAGAATTTCTAAGATGACTAACCGACTTATCCCTAGGTACGTTCCTCAGGAAGTTGATGACAGGTCTTACCCAGAAAGAGTTAAGCTTTCAGAGCCTACTCTTGGCAATAAACCGCCTGCTTGGCCTACAGAGGCTGGTGAGCTCAGCTCTTACCAGGGACTAGACTTTAAAGAAACCCTTGTATTTAATGGAAATTACGCAGGTAAAACGTTTGTTGCCAAGGTACTAAACCAAAGAAGCTCAGTACTTGTAGTTCAAAACTTTACTTTAGAGGTTGCTACTACTGGAACTGATGTTATTACTGCTGCTTCTAGAACTGCAGGAAGTACGACAATTACTCTTACAACTAGTGTTGCACATGGGTTAACTGATGGTAATGTTGTTGCAATTACTGATGTAGACAGCACTGTTAATGGGATAGGCACTATTGCTACAATAGTTAATGCCACACAGTTTACAGTTACTGGAACAGCGACTACCGCATTAGCCCGAACAGGACTTACAGGGCAGGTTGAAACTAGTGTGAATAAGAACTACACCTTCACCCTATCTCTCACACAAGACCAAACTCTACGTACTGCAGAGAGAACTTACTGGTCTCTTTCTACTATTGATGCGTTCACAGGTGAGCAGGAAGAGATTAAGGGCGGTAAATTCTTCACTGTAAGAGCTAGAACGACGGTACTATAAAATGCCAATATATCCAGAAAAGGACATATACTTATTAACAGAGGTTAATTCTGTACTTGATACCTCTTTGCTTAAACAACCTGATGAACAATACGATGACACTGACTTTGGAATAATTAATGGCTAGAAAAACACTGATACAAAATAGGCGAGATACTGCGTCTAACTGGACAACTGTTAATCCCGTTCTTGCTGTGGGGGAGTTTGGTGTAGAAACCGATACAAACAAATTTAAAATTGGTGATGGCACTACTCTTTGGCAAGACCTTTCTTATCAAGGTGGTTCTGGCCTGCCTAGTGGTGGAGACGCTGACCAGATTCTAACAAAGCTATCATCTTCAGACTATGATGTTGCTTGGGTAGACGCTGCTGGGGTAACTACTTCTGCTTCAACTGTTAAGCATATTGTTAGAAACACAACAGGAGCAACGTTAACTAAAGGAACAGTTGTTTACACTTCTGGTGCTAACGGAACTAACATTCTGGTTGCAAAGGCCCTAGCAACCAACGACCAGCTTTCAGCCCAAACATTAGGATTTGTTGAAAACAATATTGCCAATAATGCTAATGGCTATGTAGTTACAAGCGGTATTGTTACTGGAGTAGACACCTCTTCTGCAAATGCTGGAGACCCTATTTGGCTATCTTCAGCCACAGCTGGTGGTGTGGTATTTGGGCTTGGGAATAAACCTCAGGCACCGAGCCATTTAGTGTACATGGGTGTGGTTACCAAAAAGAGCTCAGATGGCGAAGTTTTTGTTCATATCTCTAATGGATGGGAACTAGACGAGCTACACAACGTTAAGATTACATCTGTCCAAGATAATGATATTCTAGTCTATGACAGTACTACAGACCTTTGGCAAAACCAGCAGCTTAGTGCGACTACAGGAATTTCGTTTACAAGCTCACATTCTGGGTATGTGTGGAATGTTATTCATAACTTAGGTTATAGACCATCAGTTACTACTACGGATAATGCTTTGACTCCAAATGTAATTGAGGGAACTGTAGTACATATTGATGCAAATTCTTTAACAGTAACATTTACAGCAAATATAGGTGGAACCGTCTACCTATCATAGTAAGGAAATAAAATGGCAAGACTCTTTTTGACTAATATTGATTTAAAAGGTAATCAATTAGTTAACGTAGTACTACACAACAATGCTAACGCGACGGGCCTTAGCACCAGCAATGGTTCTATGTACTATGACACGACTAGTAACAAGTACCAATTTAGACAAAACGGTGCTTGGGTAGGTTACCTCCTAGACACTACTAGACTTGACACAATTACCGCTCCTACGGGTAGCGTTAGCTTAAACAGCCAAAAAATTACTAACCTTCTAGACCCTACTTCTGCTCAAGATGCTGCAACTAAGGCATATGTCGATGGTCTTGCTCAAGGACTTGACGTTAAAGCGTCTGTAAGAGCTGCGTCTACTGTTGCTGGTGGAAATATTACACTAGTAACTACTCAGACTATTGACGGTGTTTCACTATCTGCTGGTGACCGAGTTTTGGTTAAAAACCAAACTACAGGTTCAGAAAATGGTATTTGGGTTGTTGCTTCAGGAAACTGGGCTAGAGCTGATGACGCAGTACAGGGGAAACTAACTGCTGGAGCGTTCGTATTTGTTGAAGAAGGTACCGTAAACGCGGACTCTGGTTGGGTACTTACCAATAACGGTACTGTTACTGTTGGAACAACAGCTCTAACTTGGGACCAGTTCTCTGGTGCGGGTCAAATTACTGCAGGTAATGGTCTTACTAAGTCTGGTAACACAATTAACTTTGTTGGAGCAACTCTTTCTGGTCTTACAATTAACGTAGACGATGTTGCAGTTAACCCAGCACAACTTTGGATTGGTACAAGCAACGTAGTACTAGCAACTACTGGTGCGGCTCAGGCACTTACTGGTATTACTTCTGTTACTGGTACTACTGCTGATATGTCAGTTCAACCAGCTACCAGAGCTTCAGGAACTGGGTATCACCAAAACATATCTGGTGGTCTTTCGTCTTCTGGTGCTGGTGGTCAACTTCGCCTATACGGTGGTAACGGAACTAGCGGTAATGGTGGAGCCGTACTTATTGATGGAGGTACAGGAACAGCCATTGGTACGGTTAGCATTGGTACAAGTTCATCAACAATTAATATTGGTCAAGCATCTGTATCTACTACTTCTATTACAGGAACTGTAAAGCTTTCTGCATTAACTACTAACGGTTTTGTAAAAACAATAAACTCTGATGGTACTCTTGCAATTGATACTACTGTAGTAACTACCGCTAATAAAATAAGTGCTCTTTCAGCTACTACTTCGGCAGAACTTGCTGGTGTAATATCTGATGAAACTGGTTCTGGAGTTCTAGTATTTGGTACTGCTCCTACAATTACCCTTCCTAATATTAACAACGTTAGATTTGGGTACACTACTACTGTAACTTCTGGTACTACACAGGCAATTGACGTAAACGCTAACTACAGACGTTACTACACTGGCTCAACTGCACAAACAATTACTCTTCCAGATGTAACAACTCTTACTTTGGGCCACTCTTACGAATTCCACAACAACAGCACTGCTGTTCTAACTATCCAGTCTTCTGGTGCTAACCTAGTAGTTACTGTCCCACCACTAACAACGGTTCTTATTACCTGTATTCTTATTACTGGTACCACAGCTGCTTCGTGGGACTTTGACTTTACTGGAACTAACTCAGTTCCAGTTCGCAAGGTTGCTGGAACTGTAGCACTTACTGCGGCTACTCCTGCTGCAATTACTCACAACCTAGCTACTCGTGATGTAAACGTGCAGATGTGGGAAACCTCCTCAAGCTTACCTACACAGGTAGTTGAAATGGATGTTACAAACACCAGCACAACCCAAGTCACAGTAACTTCATCACTAACAGGTACTTATTACTATGTAATTATGGGATAGTATTAACCCATGGCAAGAAATATAGTAGCGTCTTATGATTTTAAGACGTCAATCACGGTGCAAGCGTTAGCGACTTTTAACGCTAATATAAGCGCATTTGGAACATCAACTTTTTGGGCTAACCAACAGCTCTCTCTTGCTGTCCGTAACGGTGTAAACGCTGTAACTAACCTCGTTGAGTACTCTGCTAACGGTGCAACAGTTTTAGGTGGTAGAACCACTAATGGTCTTTTATGGGCTGGAACTACTTCTGCCCCAACACTAGGTCATGCTTACAATCTAACTTCAGCTGCGTATGTGTCAACGTCTCAGGCTACTTTTACAGCAAGCACTACTAGGTCTACAAACCCTTACGCTGTTAACCAAAAGATTATTGTTTCTGGTGTTACTGGTGGAACATACAACGGGTCGTTTATTATTACCGCTATTGGTGGTTCTTCTGGTGCTTGGACTGCAACAGTTACTTCCCCATCTGGAACAACACCATTCACAAACACTTCGGGTACTGGTGGAACAGGCTCTATTGAATCAGCCGCATTTATCAAATCATTAAGCGAAGGTTCTGCTCCACTGACACTACAGTTGGCGGGGGCTTCTGGTACCTCTACTGATTTCCTGAGAATGTATGACGGTAGCAATAACTTAAGAACCTACTTTAGCGGTGCTGGAGATTTAGTTGTTCCTGCTATTTCTGCTACGTGGTCTATTACATCATCTGCTCAGGATGTATCCGTAAACGCCATGCGAACAAGAACGTCTCTTGCATCAGGCTATAGGGCAAACCTACAAACTTGGGAAAGTTCTTCTACTGTTCTTGCAGGTATGACTTCAGCAGGAAAGTTCTTTACTGGTTCTACCATAGGAATAAACAGTGCTGTTGGCGGAACTATTCAGTCTATTGCTACAGGTGCTAACCCACTCGTAACTATGGCTTCGGCACATGGGTTGGCTGTTGGAGACGTGGTTGTTTTAGCTGGTACCACAAGCGGAACGTATAACGGAACTTTCTTTGTTGCTACTACTCCAGCAGCAACTACTTTCACTATTACTTCCGCGTTGACTGCTGGGCAGGCAGGGGCTGCTGGAACTGTGTCAGTGGGTGCACAGGTAGCTATTACTGCTCGTTCGGCGGGTATTATAGGTCTGATTGTGCGTGGTGTAGCAAGCCAATCGGCAGATTTACAACAATGGCAGAATTCTTCAGGAACAGCAACCAGTTCTATTGCTGCGTCAGGACTTATTCAAACGTCTACTGGTTTATCCCTTACAGGAATCAACTCACCTATTGTTCTAAATAGTAGCATGGGGTCATCTGGTGATGTTCTAACGTCTAATGGAACAGCAAACACGCCTACTTGGCTCACTTCGACTGGTAGCGGAAACAATGTTAGGGCAACATCTCCAACATTTGCTACATCCATAATTGGTTCTGCATCTATGGATGTGTTTAACACTGTAAGCACAACAATTAATGCTTTTGGTGCTGCTACAACAATGAATCTAGGAACTGCTGCAAACACAGTAACCATAGGACAATCAGGTACATTAGGAACTGGAACAAACACCTTTTCGTTGTTTACTGGCTCTTCTACCACTGGAACAACGCAAAACATTAACATTGGCACTGGGCAGTTTTCTCTAGCCACACAGAATATCAATATTGGCACTAACGCAACTAGTGGTTTAACTGCAACTCGCAATATTAATATTGGCACATCAGCATCTACTGGTGCTACAACTACAACAACAATAAATGGAACCCTAGTTGCTTCACTAGGTAAAAAAGTTATTCAAACTGTTACTCTATCTGGAACTTCAGCTATTTCCTTCACATCTATTCCTGCTGGTTATAGGGATTTAGAAATAAGAATTTTAGCAACTACAGCCGTCTCAACTAGCACAAGCTTAACTATGACTGTTAATGGGTTAACTACAAACATCTATGCAACTGTTCATCAATATGTTAACGGTGTTAGCCCTTCGACAATTACTTATTCCCAGCAAACAGGTGCAACTTCAGCAAACTTATCGGCTCCTGTAACGTTTGGAGCTACGGCTAGCTCATCACTAACCTACACACTTAATGACTATAGAAGCGATTCTTTTAAAAACGGCACTGTTACTTGGATGGGTGGACCTAGCTCTGGAACCTATTATCATGGCACTGGAGGAATATTTATAAAAAGTACCGCTGCTATTACTCAGATAGATATTGCTGTTGGTGGTACTGGTGGTATTACAGGTAGTGCTGTTTTGATAGGAGTTTATTAATGCCAAATATTACTGAAGTAAACTGTGAAACTGGTGAAGTTTTAGAACGTGAAATGACGCCAGAAGAGCAAGAACTACATGATTCCATGAGAGCAGACGGTGAGCAATTTGCCCAAGCAGCTGCTGAGGAAATGGCAAATAAAGCATCAGCATTAGCAAAGCTACAGGCACTAGGCCTGACAGAAGAAGAAGTTAAGGCTCTATTGGGCTAGGTTAAGCCTTACAATTAAAGAAGATTAGATAAGGATTTATTATGCCTGCAAATACCGTACTTAAGCTTAGAGCTGGTACTGAAGCTGCCTGGGTGGCCACTGCTAAAAGCAAGACTGTTTCTAGCGCATCTGTTGTTGGAACAACTGACACAGTTGCTAGGTATGTTTCTACCGCACACGGGTTTGCTGTTGGAAACACAGTAACAATCACTGGGATTACCGTTGTAAGCGGAAACAATCCTTACAATATTGCTGGTGGAGTAATCTCAGCTGTTGCTGCTGACTATTTTGATATTAAATTAACTGATGGAACTACTGGAGGTAGTACCAACTCAGGAGGCACTGCAGTTCTTGTGGTTCTTGCTAAGGGGGAAGCCGCTGTAGAAACGGATACTAACAGATTAAAAATTGGGGATGGCGAGACTACCTGGGGTAATCTTGATTACGTAAATAAGTCTTTATTTTATGTTTTAAATTCTGCTGAAAATATTGCAGGAACATCTAATGAGCAAAATTTATTTGATAATAAGTTTTCATTAAAAGAAAGTTCATCTTATTCATTTGAAATTCAAGCAATAATACTATGTGCTACAACTACTGCAAGAACTCTAAAGTTTGGCTTTGAGCAAACTGGAATGACCGCGTGGGCAGATGTTAGATACCAGTGGACCTATGGTACTAGAGAAAACGGTACTACCCACTATGCTACTGAAGCAAAAACCATTACTGGAAATAGCCCTGCAGCTGATGGATTAATCCAGCTAGGACCTATTACTGATGGTACTGATGATGTTATTTTCTTTAATATAAAAGGAATAATTAGAACTAATGCGGGACAATCTTTCTTTCAACCTAGAGTTCAGTTTAGTAACAGCCCTGGAACTGGCACCACGTTGCTTAGCGGTAGTTATGTAAGTATTGACCTTGTTGGTGATTCACCATTTGTAAACCCCGTTTCTTGGGGAGCTAACTAATGAGGGGTAACAAAATCCAGGGTAGGTTTGACCTAGATTATGAAACCCTGGCTCTTTACGAAGGTATCGCCGAAGATTTAGGCGGCACAGTAGGTGTTGACGTCGATTGGTGGCGTTGGCAGGATGGCTATTTCAGAGATAACTACACGACTATTACAGATGACGTGTATGACGTAGGTAGTTCTTTAACTGGTGGTGGGCGTCGTTGGATGCTTCCATTTAACATGCCTGTAGTTATGGCACAGCTTATTCGTTCAACTAACGTTATGAACCAGCGTGGTTTTTATGTTACTGATACTTTGCGATTGGTAATTAGCGCAGGTGAAGCTGAACGACTTTTGCCTAGTCTACTGTCTAACCCTAGCAATCATATTAAAGACAGAATCATCTACCGTGGCCAGGTATTCGTTCCTACACGTGTTTTGCCTAGAGGTGCCTTTGGTTACAACTGGGCTGTAGTAACTGTTGATTGCAACCAGATGAACGCAGAAGAATTGGTCAATGACCCACAGTTCCTTAAATATGCTACACCTGCTCTAGCTGACGTTAGAACAATTGGTTATGGAAATGGAGCCTTTGGCTCAGATAAATATGGAGAGTAAATATGCCGTTAGTTAAACCTACAGTAGGACAGACCGCTTGGGGTACTTCTCTAAACACTGCCCTAGATTACCTAGATACTAAAGTGGGCCCATGGGTAGCAGTACCTGCAACGGCCACTTCTACTGGAGTTGCGGGCCAAGTAGCCTACGCCTCTGGATTTTTGTACGTATGTGTTGCAACCAACACTTGGAGAAGAACAGCTTTAACTAGCTGGTAAAGGATAATAATGACTACTCACAAGAAACATCACGCAAGTAAAAAAGACCCACGCCTAGCCCGTGCAGGCGTATCTGGGTACAACAAGCCTAAAGCAACTCCTGGAGCTAAGAAGTCACACGTAGTTGTGGCTAAAGAAGGCGACCAGATTAAGACCATTCGCTTTGGTGAGCAGGGTGCCGAAACCGCGGGTAAGCCTAAGGCTGGAGAGTCTGCCAGAATGAAGGCTAAGCGTAAGAGCTTTAAGGCTCGTCACGGTAGGAACATCGCTAAGGGCAAGATGTCTGCAGCGTACTGGGCTGACAAGGTTAAATGGTAATGACTAAGGTACGCACTAAAGATGGCGTAGGCCATGTCATTACTAAGAAAAAGTCTGATAAAGGCATTGGTAAAAAGGGCGATGTTATCGTTGACCACACCTCAAAGAAAAAAGGTAAATACGATAAAATGAACTTGACTGAAAAGTCTGGTGCTAAGACGGTTAAAGATGGTGTAAAGCACACCCGTGAATGGCACAAAAACAACCCAAAGAAGAAGGCTTCTAATGGCGGCAAAAAAACCAACAAAAAGTAAATCTAAGGTTAATGAAGCAGGCAACTATACTAAGCCTGAGCTTCGTAAGTCATTGTTTAAAAAGATTAAGGCTGGCACTAAAGGTGGCGACCCAGGTGAATGGTCTGCCCGTAAAGCCCAACTTCTAGCGGCTGAATACAAGAAGGCTGGCGGAGGCTACAGGAACTAATGGCTAAATCAAAACCACAAAATGCTGTTAAAGGTGCGGCTAAAGCACTTGGGTATGAAACTGTGCGTGCTGGTAAAAGAATTGATAAAGCAGCAAAAGACACAAGTAAACCTTCTGTTCTTCGTCAAGTAATTGTTGATAAAGAAGTAGAAGGACTTAAGCCAAGACATCAAGCATTGTTAAACGCTACTCAGTTTGCAAAAACTGCTGGAGCTACTAAAGGACAGATGATTCGGGCTTACTACGGGGGATTAGTTCCTGGAGTTATTAAGGGATTAAAAGACAACATTTTGGATAAACGTAATGGCTAAAGCAAAGTCCCAGCATTCACTAGACAAGTGGACTAAGGAAGAGTGGGGAACCTCAGATGGTAAGCCGTCTAAGGGTAAAAAACGCTATCTTCCTAAGAAGGCTTGGGAAGACCTTACTCCTGCCGAAAAAAAGGCTACTAACAGAGCTAAGGCTAAAGGCAACAAGAAGGGTAAACAGTTTGTTGCTCAACCTAAGAAAATTGCTAAAAAGACAGCCAGACATAGAAGGAGCTCATAATGGCCCGCAAATCAGTTACTAACGAAAAGAACACTAGAGACCACATTGGTCGTGGTGGTAAGACCGTGCTTCCTAAGCACAAAGGAAAGCTACCTAAGCCTCCTAAGCACATGGGTACTCGTAAGGGTAGATAATGGCAGAGACTAAAAGATTTGGCCCGTACAAGGGCTCAGCGGCCAATGGAGGCCGTCCAATCTATGTTTACAAGACTAAGGGCAAAGACGGCAAATGGCACACCACGAGCAAGAATAAGGCTCGTGCGGAGTATGAAGAGAAAAACGGCAAATTACCCCGTAATGTTGACGTAGACCATAAAAACAACAAACATGCTGATGACCGTAAGTCTAACCTTCGTCCTCTGAAGCATGGTAAGAACACCGCTAAAGAAAACAAGCGGAGAGCAGGAAAGAAGTAATGGCAACTAAACCAAAAGCACTTCGAAAGAAGTTAAAAGGTGTTGACAAGCACTCCAGGGTAGAAAAAAAAGTTCAAGAAGCAAGTGATTTAACTGGCGGTATTTGGGGAGGCCTACCTTCTAATATGGCAACTTTTGAGCCTAAAGTTGTTACTAGACCTAAAAAAGGAAAAGTTAGTGGTAAAGGGAAAACTCACCTTGCAGCTGATGGTGGCACTACTCTAGATGGTAGAGAAACTATTGTTAGAAGATTAAACATGCCTCAAGCTATGCACGCAGATGCAAAGTTTGAAAAGGTATCTAGAAAAGAAGAGTCTCTTTATAACCGACACTTAAATAAAACACAGTTTAGGAATCAATAATGAATGAATGTAAATGTGGCAACTGTGGTTGCGGAAAGAAGGAACCAAATGGCAGTAACTAAGAAGTGTGGCTGTGGCAAGTGTTCTGCGTGTAAGACCTCTATGAAGGGCAAGTACACAGAAAAGAAGGACAAGGTCAAGGATGCCAAGATGACTAAGGGCCTAACTGCTGCTGAAAAGCGAGAGTTTGAAAAGAAGGACAAGGCTCACGGAGCCAAAAAGAAGCCTAAGACTATGGCTGAAGACCGTAAGATTGATGCTAGAATTATCCGTGGTATCAAGAAGCACTCTGCCCACGAAAAGCGTGAAGGCAAGGCTGGCGAGAAGCGTGAAAACGCTAAGAAGACAGGAAAGAAATAATGGCTGCTAAACCTCCTATCACACCTATGACTAGGAATAAAAAAGTCTACAACCCAGGAAAAGACGTTAAGGGTAAGGGTGCCAAAAAAGCTGTTAAAAAAGCGTATAAAACAATTGCAAAAACTGACGTTGACGTAGCTAGGAAAGAAAAGGTAGGAAGCCCTAAGTTTAATGCTGCAGAAAAGAAGGTTGACAAGGCTGAGGCAACCTTACATAAGTACAAAACTCCTGGCAGGGTTTATGGTAAAAAGATGGACAAAGCAGTAGCTGACCTACAAAAGGCTAGGGGCAAGAGAGTAAAGCCTAGGGGAATTACTGGACCTATACCAAGAGTTAACAGGAACAAGAGCAGGCGACTTCCTCCTGGTATCTAACCAACACAAACAATCCCCTTGCATTGCAGGGGGTTTTTTGTTAATCTGGGGCTAATGAAAAAGAAGAAGTCGCCTAGACATAAGCTATCTGAAATAGATGCAGACCTGATGCTAGCCTATTGCTCTGTATGTGAGACTTTGGTCAAGGTTCTTAAAGATAAGGTGCGGGATGGCATTCAGCATTATCGCTGCAAGAACCGTCATAGGGACACAGTAAATAAGAACAAAGCTCCCTATCGCCAGTTTAAAAAGACCTTCTGTGAAGAGCCTGAGTGTACGGCTACTATCTTGTATTCCTGCCAGTTAACTGTTGACCACATTGACGGAAACCGCCATAATAACGAGCTAGATAACCTTATGACTCTATGCCACAACTGCCATGCACTTAAGTCTTTCCGTAACAACGACTACGTAAATAAATACGATTAGCCTTTAATTTCTGCTAAAATTCCCTATTCTTAACTTGTAGCTGTTCGTGCGAACAGTTATCTACTTTGTAGAACCTGCGCCTTTATAAGGATATGCGAATGTCTGAAAAGAACTTCAACCCTTGGTGGAAACACGTAAACGATTATCTTCAGTTTGAAGACCGTGAAGAGTTCCTCCGTGGAGCGATGGGATATAGACCTAACAATAAGCAAGAAGCCATGCTTGGCCTCTTACTAGCAGGTTATACAAATCAGAAATTCGATATTCCTAAGTCGCTAGGTTCTAAAGATGATTCTAGACCCTGAAGCTTATGATAACGCTCTTCGTGACACTGCTGGAGATATGACAGCAGAGTTACGTAAAGATGCTATAACCCACGGTTGGCACAAAGATGTTGTAGACAACATGAGTGTCGAGTATGGTGACGAAGCAGGGTTCACAGTTAAAATCCACCCTGATTATCACGACCGTGCGTTTAAGCATGAATACGGCCAACCTGGTGTACAGCCTACCGCTGTTCTTAGGAAGTTTCGTAATAGAGACACCGAATCTGATAAAGCTTTTATTAACCACCTAGATAAGCACTCAGGGTAATCATGACATTTTTACTTAGTGAAGACAAGGCCCTTAGGGAGAAACTCCAGGGCATAGTTGTGCATGACCAAAAATCCGATGCTACTAGCACTCCTCGTCAAGTAGGAGTCTTTTTTGGTCAGCCTGACCAAGAAATCCGAGCTCAGGTTTACCCTTATATCACAATAGATTTGATTGATATTAACAGAGATATGGAACGAGAAATGCGCGGTAAAACCGACGCAAGCTATCTAGTTCCGGAAAATGTTACTATCAACGCTGGCGAGTCTTTTGAAACAGACTTACCAATTCCGGTTTCTCTTGATTACCAGATTACTGCTTACTCACGTAATCCTGTACACGATAGAACCCTTATGGCACAGCTTTTACAATCAAAGCTGCCTTTTAGATTTGGTTACTTAGAGATAGTGGAAAAGAGTGTGACGTCTAGCGGCACTACTACAAACACCAATACTCTACGTCGCCTAGATGTTATGGATGTCTCCAAACGCGATATGACTGAAGCGGGCAAGAGACTATTCATGAATGCTGTAACTGTTCGTGTCTCGAGTGAAATACCTCAAGAAACTTACAGGAAACTAATCGGAGTACAACAGGCAGTTATACGTGTTAAATCAACGCCTGACGGTCCATCTCAAATTACTGAGACCTTTACAATAACTGAATAATCTGTAAACCCCCGAAAAAACTAACTAACCAAGGAGTCTAAATGACTGTGTATAACCACCCTGGAGTTTATATTAATGAACTCCCATTAGCGGTAACCACCAATGCATTCGGCTATTCAGCTGTTGCTTCCGGTGCTATCGTGGGCCAATTCTCAAAGGGCCCAACCACAATTACCCGAGTTACTTCCTACTCTCAGTTTGAAGATAAATTTGGTAGCCTAAATGGTAGCTTCCCTGCTACCTACAGCGTAAAGATGTTCTTCAACAATGGTGGAACAGACCTTTACGTTCGTCGTGTAGTTGCAGCAAACGCCCCTCAGGCAGCTGTTGATATTTACGACACTGCGTCAACCCCTGTAAAAGTTGCTGCTATTCGTGCCAAGTACAAGGGTAATGACAGTATCAAGCTACGCGTTAAAATAGATAACAAAGTTACTATTAATGCAAAAGACTACTACGATTTCCACGTGTACTTTGATGATGGCGACAGCGACTACGTTGGTGGCACATTCACTACAAGTAGAGCGTCTCTAAACACAGAAATTGAGCGTTTTAACGCAGTTAGCTTTGACCAGCCAGACTCTAGCAGCTACATTAAGACTGTACTTCAGTTGTCTTCAAATCAAGTTGAAGTCAATGGTGCTGTAACAGTTCCTACCGCAGCTGTTAACTCTGCTTACTACCCGCTAACAGGAACAGAAAGCACTACAGCACTTACTAAGTTTGACTACACTGGTGACTTGGCTAGTACCCCACTAGGTACTGTTGCGTCATACTCTGTATTTAACGATTACAATGTTGTAGACTGCCCTCTTGTATTCTTTGCTCCGGACGTAACAAAGTTCTTGAGTTCTTCAGATTCTCAGGCTGTGTTCAATGCTTTGATTGCATGGTCTGAAGTAAACACAAGTCGCTTTGTTGTCCTTGACACTCCAGTAGACTTGAGCGTTACTTCTGCTGGAACATTTTCTAGCGGTTTAACTATTTCAAGCCGTGCAGCAGTGTACTACCCACACATCTTCATCAAGGACACCTCAATTAGCGGTAGCCCACTTCGTAAGATTGGCCCAGCTGGTGCTGTTGCAGGTCTGTACTTGTTTAATGACCGTAAAGCCGGCCCTTACAAGACTCCTGCTGGTATTGGAGCTAAGATTCAAGACGCTCTTGCTATTGAAAAATTGCTTACAAATGATGACCTAGACGCTCTAAACAACTCTACTTACCCATTGAACGCTATTCGTAACGTTCCTGGTGCAGGAATTGTTGTAATGGGTGGACGTACTCTAAAGCAGGATGGAACAGCAAACCGCTACATTGCGATGCGCCGTTCTCTAACCTACATCGAAAAGAGTTTGTCAGACCTTACTCAGTTTGCTGTATTTGAAAGCAACAGTGAAATTTTGTGGTCTCGTATCACAACTACTCTGTCTGCATTCTTGAACACATACCGCAACCAGGGCGGTCTTCGTGGTGCAACACCACAGGACGCTTTCTTTGTAACTTGTGACGCAACTAACAACTCATCTCAGTCAATTGCTAACGGAATTGTTAACGTTGATGTTGGTGTTGCTCTTGAGTACCCAGGTGAGTTTGTAATCATCAACCTAAGCCAAATCGTCGGCCAGTAATCTAAGGAGAAAAAACTATGGCTACAGTAATAAACAACCGTTCCACACTTGAGACGGACCCAATCAGAAACTTTAGGTTTCTGGTTACCTTCAAGCCGCTAAACTCTGGCGATGCTACCTGGCTTCCAGGTGGTGCACAGAAAGTAACCGTTGGATTCACATCGGTATCGGGACTGGCAGTAACCACTGACTCAATCCCTTACCGTGAAGGTGGGTACAACACCACTGTTCACCAGATTCCTGGACAGACAACCTTTGCCCCTATCTCACTACAGCGTGGTGTCGTTCTCGGCACTAAGCAGCACTGGGACTGGATGCGTCAGTTGTTTGCAACAGTACAGGGTGGCACAAACCGCGCAAACCAGGCAACTAACTTCCGTTGCGACGTTGAAATTGCAGTGCTATCGCACCCAATCGCTGGTTCAGGTGGAGGAAACACCGAGCTAACTGGTGCTAACTACACTGACCACGTCTCAATGCGTTTCCAGGTTTACAACGCTTGGCCAACCAACGTTGCATACTCTGACCTAAACGCAGGTGACAACGCTATCTTCGTAGAGCAGATGACTCTAGTACACGAAGGTTTCGACGTTAACTGGGCAACAGACCTAACAGCTAACGGTTCAGCAAAGCCATTTGCTAACTAATTAAAACTAAAACAGGAGAATAAATCGTGAATGAAAAAATAACAGCCGCTAACCCAGATTTGCTAAATCAACTTGCTAATCAGGCAATGGCGGAAGGTAAACAACAAGAAGTAGTCTTTTCGGAGATTACCTACCCATCAGAATCTTTGGTGCTCCTTCCTGGCGGACATGTAAATTCCGCTAGGGAGGTCATCAAGACTGCTGAGGTTCGTGAACTAACTGGAAAAGACGAAGAGTATATGGGTAAAGCACCTACTCTAGCTAAGGCTTTTAATGGCCTTTTAGAGAGAGCAGTTGTATCTTTGGGTGATGAACCAATTACCGCAGAGATTGTAGACCAGCTTCTTATTGGAGATAGGGACGCTTTACTTCTAGGTATTTACAAAGTCACATTTGGTAATATAGCTGAGCTTCAAGGATTCTGTAATAGATGTGATTCTTATCAGGATGTAGAAATCGATGTAGATGAAGACATCAAGGTAGTCACTCTAAAGAATCCTATTGATGACCGTAGCTTTACTGTTCAGGGTAAAAACCACAAGTACCTTGTGGCATTGCCTACAGGAACTACACAAAAAACTTTGTTGAATAATTCCGATAAAACTGTTCCTGAGTTAACCACTCTACTTCTAGAACAAACAGTTCTTGAAATAGATGGTAATCCAGTTCTCAGCAAAATTCAGGCACAAAACATTGGTCTAGCTGACCGCCGTAAAATTGGTGAAGAACTTGCCAAGCGTGCGCCTGGACCAAAGTTTGACAATATTGAAGTAGACTGCCCGGACTGTGAAGGAAAGGTAGTGGTCCCAATTAGTATTGGGGCTTTATTTCGCTTCTAAAGTTTCTGGTTACAGAACACTACTAGAAGAATGGGCCCTTATATCTATCTCGTTCACTGGTTGGACATTAGACGAGATAAAAGGAATAAGCCCTAGAGAAAGAACAAACTGGTTAGAAATGGCCAGCTTTTTCGGAAAAGTAAACAGAAAGTAATTCCATGGCAGACAAAGACCTTACCGGCAAAGACTTAGCCAAAAATCTCAGTTCCTCCAAGAGAGATGCTGCAGCTGTAGC